CACATATGTGTCGGATCGCGCTATTGAAAATTGTGACTCCTTAAAACCGGCTCGCGCCGGGAAAATTCCAGAATACAAATTCATTCGGCGCGACCGTTCAGTACCAAGTACCACCCACACGGTCACAGTGTGGTAAGATTTTCTTTACTGCTAGTAAATCTATAAAACTACATTTATTTGACTGAGTGTCTGTCTCAGTGGAATTTAAGGTCCAGAAATTGGAGGATTGTCCTCATAATAGACCCTAGGCATTCCAACCCATTGGTAAACCTGGAAATCTTCAGCCGCCGCTACAAATATATCATACATACTCAGTCCACAAGGAGGGGCTGATGATACACGAAGATCCCAAAGGTCTTCCATAATAACGTTGGTGTCAGTCAAATTTGATTTCTTACCTGGTGAAAATCTCAATTCACTATAAAAGGGAATCTCAATCTCTATACTGGGATTGACATTACCAGCGTTGATCGTGCCACCCTCCATCATATCAATAGGTGACGTTGGATGGTATATACCTGTTGACAATTCTCGATACATACCAATGTGGTGAACAAAATCCATAGACGAGTTCACTGGCAAAGACGCCTCAACTTCAACATAAGTGTCATCGGAAACCCAATTCGACACTCTGTTTGCAGCAATGGATGTACCAGCTGCGTTTTCATGGTATCGAGGCACGACTTTGTACCTTATGCCTCCACGCCATGCTTGGTGAGCTATACTGATCCAATGCATCAAAGTTGTATTCACATAATTATATGGTGCGGCAGCATTGGTAGTATCCACTGCTCCTGGCATATTTCCTCTCCAGTAGGGAAACATGTTCTGCCTCATATAATAAAACGATGCAGTGGTAGGTGAAGCTAATGTATGTCCAAAAGTCTTGTGATGATTGTAACGTTTCAGCAAAGGACGAAATGAGACAATCTTCTCACCAAAATAAACCATATTCTTCATAGAATTAGCATCAAAGGGATTAGCGAGCACCTTCACATCCTCCTGTTGTGGTTTATCTTGATCTGCTGACACTCCATCAACAACCTCAATACCAGACTGGGGCTTAAACACAAATTTCGTGATATATTGACTAGGTGAAGCAACTTCAAAGTCATCACCAGCTGAGATGAAAACATTAACTTCTATACTATTATCCACAGTACTATTAGGTGTTGTCAGTTCGTTCAGAACATACAAACTAATAACACCATTGTGATACCCATTAGGAAATGGAAAAGCGGTTGTGGAATAATAATCAGAAGGAACATCTTCACCAGGCTTCGTTGCTGGAATCCATGCTACGGCTTGTGACAAACCAACCTCAACTGTCACATCAGTCTCCTCCGACAAATCGACAATTCTATTGTATGTCACAGCCATATCGCTTGCAGTGGCACTGCCACTTGAAGAATCATAACTAATTTGCACACGACCCTTGTGGAAAGCGGATGCAACAAATTGAAATCTATATCTCATGTTGCCTGACCAATAGGTGAAAGGTAAAGCAGCAGCTGCGCATGCAGGCAAGTGAATGGCTCCACCAGCAGATTGCGCATAAGCAAAAGGTGTAACACGTGCATTCCACAGCAAAGTTTCAGATGGAGTGCCCATTGCCCAATCGAATTTAGTTAAATACGATTCCCTAGTGGCTATGTTGCAGATTGCCAATGGGTCAGCTGAAGGCAATCCAGCTAAACCTGGATCAATAGACAACTCTTGCTTATCATCAACTGAAAGCTTCGTGGATGTGTCAGGCACAGTCGTAGTAGCTGTATTGCCTACTGTCGAAGGTCGATAAGGTGATGGTTCCTGGGTAATCGAAGGTCGACTATAACCAAACAGCTTAGCTGAATCCGCAACCGCTCCTGAAGCTATTGACGTAGCTTTGGCAAATTTGCCTATGTAAGGTACATTTTCAAGTTTACTGGCCAATTTTGATACAGCAGTGGCAGGACCACTGATGACACCTTTCATGTTGGCTTCGTCAATTTCTTCTCCTGACTGGGCAGTCAAACTAGTGAGACCACTGAGTTTCATATCCTCTGCCCATGCAAAAACAGATATAGTCGCTTTATCAGACGCTCCATTCGCATGTTTGAGATTATTCAAACTCCTCATAAAAATAGCACCCATCTCACCCCAAGCATTACCAGGTACATCCCAACTATCTAAATAATAGAAAAATGGTAAAACCAATTCTCCACCAGCAGAAGTTGTGGGATTAAGGTACAAATGAGGTTGTTGAGATGCTTGGACTGCATCTTCAGGTATCAGAAAAGCGTTGGATGAAAAGTCATCCCAAACATTCAAGGGCAAATAATTGACCAAAACTCTTCCATATTGAAAACCATTTCCATTGATAACGACTTTGACATGAAGTTTGCATCGCGCAATCTTAAAATTGTTGAGTTTGCTTACTACCGTTGGATTGGTAAAATATAGGTTCCAAGGGTCAAGTGTTTGTCCAAATGAGGTTCCAGTGCCCCAATCAGCTGTGAAAATCTTTACAGGTCGTGAAAAGAAATCTCCAAGCTGTGAAGCACCGTCATCTTGAGTGGCACGAGTAGGATCCATCTCGCCACTAACATCATACACACTCTCCCCGGGCTGATCTGCAAATTTTGCAATCTTGGTGACACCAACCATAGGAGAAGGTTTCATACTGAAATCTTGAGGCGATATACCTGACTGTGCTGAAAACTTGGCTTTGGGCTTGTGAGCATACACAACTTGATGCTTCTCCCTAAAAGCTGCAATTCTCTGAGCTGCTGCTTGCTGTACGGTTTGTCGTACGGGAGTAAACTTCTTCTTGACAATCACTTTCCCCAAGTCAGGTTCAACACCACTCTGTGGACTATAATGGAAATTTGGTTTCCGCAAAGCACAACAGACTGACCCACAAGAACAATGATCTTCTTGCAATTTGCAAAATGGACAATGATCAGCTCCAAGCCAATCAGAGTACTGAATAATGTAATTTGCTTGATCAGTACGAGACATATTAGTGGGTATTGTCTCTAAAATTGTTGGAAGTAAATTTTTGTTGCGCAGAGACTTCCGGGCTCTACGCAATCTTTTCATAGTATATTTAGTAAGTGATGCTAGACGCAAGTATACACTCATTTAACATGCGCCGGGTATTTACATTGGGTGGTAAACCCGCGATAAAAATCGCTGAACCTATCGTACAAAGCCTATGCAAAACATATAAAACACACAAAATATGCAAAAACACGGTATCCATATATACAACACTCTTTTTGCTATCTATCCAGATGCAGAAGAGTAACTGCACACAACATTTTAAAGGGTTGTTGTTGGCCCTAAATTTCGGCGGCAGTGGATAACCGCCAAGGTTCATAACGCCTAATCCACATGACAAGAGACGAATCATAATCCAAATCGAGCTGTGTGCACAGATGTTCTATCTGCGCGGTTCGAGCTATAATTTGCATCTGATGACGTCTATATTCATAAACTTCTCTGCCATGATTGAACCATTCGCGTAGTGCAGTGTCGATATTCAAAGCACATGCCCACTCTTCACTAATATCGCAACCCTTAGGTCGTAAATACATGTGCAACATCTTAAAAATCGATTTGTCTACGAGAGCACCCACGTGACAACCTTTATCTGGACAGTAAACGCTTTTCCGTTTAAGGAATTCAAACTGTTCTAGATCAAGGAAATCACACAACTCACTCTCTTTGTCAGGCATAGTATATGTTTGACCATACTTCTCCAAAAACTTTGATATTGTTTTAATAGAATATCCATCTATCAAACGAGAGACGGAACCAATATTGTCGTCGCCATATGTCATCAATTTCACACAATTACGAAATGACAAAGTATCGCTCTCTT